TCCGTCTGGTATTGATGTTACAGATACTCAGGCAATCTTTGATACGGTAACAGAGGAAAGCATATCTAAAGAACAGCGCAATAATTATCTAACACTGAACTGGCGAGCCAGAGATGCTGCAAGAAAAATATTGATGGAGGACACTCTGGGGATTCTCGGAGCCGGAGAGTTGTCAGATACTGCTAACGATTTACAGACTACAGTAGATATTTGGTGGGATAAAATATTTAATGACGATCATGTAGTAGTTAAAACATGGCAAAAAGATCTTGGGTTGCGTACTAGTTCTCTAACTGCTGAAGAAGAGAAATCAACAGAGCAGAAAATAAAAGAAAATGCAGGACCGTATGGCATAGATAAAGATGGAAATATAATTCCGTCTGCCAGCATTTCCAATGTTGGCTGGTCTCCAATGTGGAAAAATCATATTCGCAATATGGAAATCAGCGATCCTATGGCGTATTCATGGATGTTGCAGCAGGGGCTAAGCAGTGATCCTCTTCAAAGGACTGCCCATTCCCAGTTCCTTCTTCAGGGTACAGAAGATAATCCTTGGGGTCCCAGATTGTCAGGTGGTGGTGTAAACGAATTTCCTACAGGTAAAAAATTTGATTGGTCAGTTGATAATGATCCCAATATAAATCCCTATCAGGGATTTATGAATAATTATACTCCACTGATAGGAACCAATCTGCTTGATACAATAGATGATGTTATAGATGTAATATCAAAAGATACTTGGAAAAAACATCTTGTAACAGGTAAATACAGTGATGCTGACCTACAACACTTTAGATGGAGAAATAGTTACTTAGACAGCCCGGATTCCGATATGAACCAGCAGGCCCTTGCAGCATTGCCTATAATACAGGAGACTCCCGGTGCATTAAGAAAGGAAACAGCTGCCATACTAGGGAATATGCATGACATATGGGAGGTTGACCCAAACAGGCCAGCCGGAGTAGGATGGCTTGAGTATGTGGACCAGAATAATTATTTTGGGCTTCTTCCTGATAATTATCGCACAAGGCAACAAAAAGCAGACCCCCCTTATACAGGGCATTATCGTGATTTCATAAAGTAAGGAGATAATAAGATGGCAATAACGCCCTTCGCACCAATTCGAGTGGAACCTGATCTCTATGAAGCCCTTATGACAAGCGGTCTTGAATCTGCCCCACCAATGGATGCTACATATCGTGATTGGATGGCTAATTTCATGCGTACTGCCGATCCAACTGGATATACCAATCCATATATAGGATCTGTTATGCGTCAACAACAGCCATTCGCAGCGATGCAGTATCAAACTGCTCCTGCTGTTCGTGCCGATTACTCTCCAACGAGGTCAGGATTTAATCCATATTCAGAGTTCCTTACTGGCATGAGAGGCGATGATCTAAGTCAATTTGCAAGGATAGGAATGGAGCCGGGTTATAGAGGTTATAACCCTCTATCATCTAGAGGATGGATGCAGAGGGCTATGGATGTCGAAGCGATGTTAGGTCAAGCTCTTCCAGTACGAGGAATGGATGATCCAGTTGGCCCTGTAGGTACGATTCATGAAAGATTTGGCCCCGCATCTACTGAAGAGGGTGAAGCGACAATACTGGCTAGGCATCAGGCATTGGCAGAGGCACCTATAATGACGGCAACTCCCAGTGCATTGCAGCGTGAAACAGGTGCTATATTACAGAGGCTATATGACCAATGGGCATTACAGCCAAGAACAGCAGCAACGCCCAGTTATCTTGCAGGGGCTCCCGGTTTATGGAATATGTTTGGCTTAGATGTTCCGGTTAGTGGGGCAGGCCAGCAACAAGCAGATCCTCCTTTTACAGGGCATTATAGTGGCTTAAATCCATAGGAAAGATCAGGATTAGATAATGGCACTTAACGATGAATTAAATCCATTTGCACCAGTTTCCGATAATGCATTTGAGCACTATTTGGATGTTCCTGCTTCTGTACTTGGGAAAAGTCCTCAGGCTGCTTATTACAGTTATTCCAATCAATGGGGCGCCCCGAAACAGCAGATGTATTATCAGAACCAGTTCCAGAATATTTACAATGAATATCTTGGGTCACTAGGTGGTAAGCTCCGTCAGGGTCAATTTCCCGCAGAGGAGACTTTTTCTGGTTACCTTTCCGAAACTTATGGCATGGGTTCAGATACCGTAAGTCCATGGAATGAAAGATACACCTCTCTTCCACCCCAGATGAGGGGTGAATACTCCTCGATGTTTAATCCCCGTACACGTGAAATTTACTTCTAATGCTTCAGCCAGAAGAACGCTATCCCGGTGAGCTAAAAGAGTCTTGGTCTAAAAATAGGGGATGGCGATCTATTGTAGAGTCCATCTATTCTGGAGAACTTCCTTTTCGTAGTCCATACTCAGATATCCTGCGAGGAGCAGGGGCAATAGGTGAAGGACTGCGGGCAATAAGTGAAGGTAAATTAAAGTTTGACCAGCCT